GCCTATATTAAATAAAGATTATTTAAGCAATAAAAAAGAACAACCTAACGTTGGTATAGTCAAATATGCTGATAAGTCGTTAGAAGCTATAGGAATTAAACCTGAAGAGCTTATTACGTTTACACCAAACTCTGAATTTGAGTTTATTATAAATGGTGAACGACTTTATTGTATGAAATCAAATGATATAGCTTTAATAAATGAATACGAAGGAAACGAAATTGAAAATAATCCAAGCTGGACAAAAAGCAGTTGAGGAGCTAATTAAGGTAGCAAAAGAAAAGATTGTAGACTCAGACGACGATTTAAGCGCTGATAGATTAAAAAATGCTGCCGCAACAAAAAAACTAGCAATATTCGACGCTTTTGAAATATTAACTAGAATACAGTTAGAAGAAGATATTTTAAATGAAAAACCTAAAGAAATAAAAGAACAAAAATCTTTTAAAGGTTTTGCTGAGGGGAGAAGCAAATGACTAATAAACAAACCCTTTGGAAAGAAATAAAAGATGTTATAAATCCCACTATTTTAAAGAAACAAAATAAATATAAAAAATGGGATTATGGATATAATGTTGAATATGATTTTGTAGTAATAAGTAAAACTGGACAAATTGGACAAATCATTGAAATACAGAATCTCAGGATTGCTTTACCAACAGCAAATGAACCGTATAAACGAAGCAAAATCAAAGCGGAGCAAAGTTGGCAAAGATCAGAATATCCAAAAGAATTAAATAAAATTAAATCAAGGTTTGACTGGGATGAGTATCCCACTGACTTTAAAGAAAAGTGGTATGACTACATTGATAAAGAATTTAAAAAAAGAGATGAAGGGTTTTGGTTTTATAACAACGGTGAGCCTACTTACATTACTGGTTCTCATTACATGTATCTTCAGTGGTCAAAGATCGATGTTGGAGAAGCAGAATATAGAGCATCAAACAGATTATTTTTTATATTTTGGGAAGCCTGCAAAGCAGATCATAGGTCATATGGTATATGCTACCTCAAAAACAGAAGATCTGGATTTTCTTTTATGGCGTCAGCAGAACTCGTTAATCAAGCAACAATATGTTCCGATTCAAGATTTGGTGTATTATCAAAGACAGGGGCTGATGCAAAAAAAATGTTTACCGATAAAGTTGTTCCAATATCCATTAACTATCCGTTTTTCTTTAAACCCATACAAGATGGTATGGATCGTCCAAAAACAGAATTAGCATATAGAGTTCCGGCTTCAAAACTTACTAGAAGAAAACTAGATAGCAATGAACAATTAAAAGAACTAGACGGACTTGATACAACTATCGATTGGAAAAACACAGGAGACAACTCCTACGATGGTGAGAAATTAAAATTATTAGCACACGACGAAAGCGGAAAATGGGAAAGACCAGACAATATATTAAACAATTGGAGAGTTACAAAAACTACACTAAGATTAGGAAGCAGAGTCGTAGGCAAGTGTATGATGGGCTCAACTTCAAACGCATTAGATAAAGGTGGAGAAAACTTTAAAAAAATCTATAACAATTCAGACGTTACAACAAGAAATAAAAACGGACAAACAGCTTCTGGACTCTATTCTCTTTTCATCCCTATGGAATGGAACTACGAAGGATTCATGGATACTTTTGGATCACCTATATTCGTTGCGCCGCCAGATCCAGTCATCGGAATCGACGGTCTCACGATTACAGTCGGAGTCATTGAACACTGGGAAAACGAAGTAGAAGGTTTAAAGTCTGATCAAGATGCTTTAAATGAATATTATAGACAATTTCCAAGAACAACTAAACACGCTTTTAGAGACGAAACAAAGGAAAGTTTATTTAATTTAACTAGAATATACGAACAGATTGATCATAACGAAGAAATAGCAAACAAGCACTCTGTAACATCTGGAAATTTTCAATGGGTAGAAGGCATTAAAGATACTCAAGTTATATTTATGCCTAATCCTAAAGGTAGGTTTTTAGTTTCTTGGGTGCCTGAAAATAGTTTACAAAATTGCGTAATAATTAAAAATGGAACAAAATACCCTGGAAATGAACATATTGGTTCTTTTGGCTGTGACTCTTACGATATCAGCGGTACTGTTGATGGTAAAGGTTCTAAAGGAGCGCTTCATGGACTAACTAAGTTTAGCATGGAAAATGTACCACCTAATAGATTTTTTTTAGAATACATAGCTAGACCTGATACAGCTGAAATATTTTTTGAAGATGTTTTAATGGCTTGTATTTTTTATGGTATGCCTATACTAGCTGAAAATAATAAACCAAGATTATTATATTATTTTAAAAGAAGAGGATATAGAGGTTTTTCTATGAACAGACCTGATAAAGTTTGGAACAGGTTGTCAATTACAGAAAAAGAAATAGGTGGAATACCTAACTCTAGTGAAGATATAAAACAAGCTCATGCAGCAGCTATAGAATACTATATAGAAACACATGTAGGTAAATTAGAAAACGAACATGGTGATATGTATTTCCAGAGAACGTTAGAAGATTGGGCTAAATTCAATATTAATAATAGAACAAAACATGATGCTTCTATTAGTTCTGGTTTAGCTGTTATGGCTTGTAACAAAAACAAATATAGACCTATAGCTGAAGTAAATTTAAATAAAAAAATTAATTTAGGAATTCGTAGATATAATAACGAAGGATCTAATTCACAAATAATATAATGCATGAAGAAAATTTCAAATACATATAGTTCATTTCCTGATCAAGTAGTCTCTGATGAAATAAAGCAAAGCATCGATTACGGAGAACAAGTTGGTAAAGCTATTGAAGGAGATTGGTTTAGCGGTACTAGATCTGGTGTTGAAAACAGGTTTAATACACAGTATAATAATTTTAGAATGCGTAGATTATATGCTAGAGCTGAGCAACCGGTGCAAAAATATAAAGATGAATTAGCTATAAATGGTGATTTATCTTATTTGAATTTAGATTGGAAACCAGTACCTATTATACCTAAGTTTGTTGATATAGTGGTCAATGGTATGGATAACAAGTTATATGATATAAAAGCATTTGCTCAAGACCCTGAGTCAAGAAGGAAAAGATCTAAATACGCAGAGGACATATTAAGAGATATGCAAGCTAAAGAGTTTTTAAATGAATTAAAAGACACTATAGGTTTAGATCTATTTAACACCAACAAACCTGACGAGTTACCAGAAAATCAAGAGGAATTAGATCTTCATATGCAGTTGAGTTATAAAATGGCTACAGAAATTGCCTGTGAAGAAGCTGTAAACAACACTTTAGAATACAACAAATATCAATTAACTAAAAGAAGAGTAATAGAAGATTTAGTCGTATTAGGTATGGGTTGTTCAAAAACAAGTTGGAATAAATCTGAGGGAGTTACAGTAGAATATGTTGACCCAACTAGACTAGTACACTCATACAGCGATGATCCTAATTTTGAGGATTTATGGTATGTTGGAGAAATAAAACCTATATCCTTAGCTGAGTGTAAAAAATTATTTCCTAACTTAGGCCCTGACGAACTAGAGAGACTAGAGCAGTACCAGGGTAATAGCAGTCACTTATACAACTGGAATGGAAGAAGAGACGGTAATGCTATTTATGTAATGTTTTTTGAATATAAAACTTATAGTGAGCAAGTTTTTAAAATTAAAAGAACATCTACGGGTTTAGAAAAAGCTTTAGAAAAACCTGACACGTTTAATCCAGAAGAAAATGACAACTTTGAAAGAGTTTCTAGATCAATAGAGGTTTTATATACTGGTGCTAAAGTATTAGGTTATGACATGATGCTAGACTGGAGAATGGCTGAAAACATGACTAGACCAAAATCTAATCTAGTTAAAGTTAATATGAATTATTCTATGTGTGCTCCTAGAATTTATCAAGGTAGAGTAGAGTCTTTAGTTAGTAGAATGATGGGCTTTGCAGATATGATTCAATTGACACATTTAAAGATACAACAAGTTATATCTAAAATAATACCTGATGGTGTGTTTTTAGATGTAGATGGCTTAGCTGAAGTTGATTTAGGAAATGGAACTAATTATAACGCTAAAGAAGCTTTAAACATGTATTTTCAAACTGGTAGTATATTAGGTAGATCTATGACTACTGAAGGAGATCAAAACGCTGGCAGAATACCAATACAAGAATTAAGTACTAATTCTGGTCAAGGTAAAATACAATCTTTAATATCTACTTACCAGTACTATCTACAAATGATTAGAGATGTAACAGGATTAAATGAAGCTAGAGATGGTAGTGGTCAAAATTCTGATTCTTTGGTAGGTCTTCAAAAATTAGCTGCAGCCGCTTCTAATACCGCAACTAAACATATTTTAAATTCTTATTTGTACATTACTCTAAGAACATGTGAGAATATAGTACTAAGAACTTCTGATTCTATAGAGTTTGCTTTAACTGAAGAAGCTTTAAATAATAGTATATCAACTTGGAGCGTAGGTCAATTATCTGATACAAAAAGTATACACTTAGCTGATTATGGTATTTATTTTAATATGGTTCCTGATGAAGTTGAAAAAGAACAATTAGAACAAAATATTCAAATGGCTATACAAAGTGGTAGTATAAACCTTGAGGATGCTATAGATATTAGACAAATACATAATTTAAAATTAGCTAATCAAATGATTAAGCTAAAGCGTAAAAAAGCCGCTGAAGCTGCTCAACAAGCTAATGAAGCTAACATAGCTGCGCAAGGACAGGCTAATGCTCAAGCATCTGAAGCTTCCGCTATGGCAGAGGTTCAGAAAAAACAAGCTACTGCTGATACTGAATTAAAAATAGCTAAAGGTAAAAATGCTTTTGAAATAGAAAAATTAAGAGTTGAAGCTGGCATAAAAAGAGAGTTAATGGATTTAGAATTTAACTACAACATGCAGTTAGGGCAACAAAAAATTGCTAGAGAAGCAGAAAGAGAACAAGACATAGAAAAAAGAAAAGACGAAAGAGCTAAAATCATAGGCACACAGCAAAGTGCTATGATCGACCAAAAGAAAAATGATCTATTACCAATTAATTTTGAAAACAAAAGTGGTATGGGCATTTAATTATTAATTATTATATTATATTATATTATGGCAACACAATCAGAAAAAGATACAAAAGAGCCTCTTAAAATAAAAAAGAAACCAAGAGCAAAAAATCTAAACAAAACAAACGAAATTACTAAAATAGATATTCACGCTGAAAAAAGACAAATTGAAAAAGATAAAGAACCTACTAAAATTCAATTAAAAAGTGAGGAACCAGCTAAAGTAGAAACTAAAAAAGTAAATGTTTTAGAAGAAGTTGTAGATAAACCTATTGAAAAAGAAGAAGTAACGGAAGTTATAACTGAAAAAGTAGTTGAAAACATAGAACCTGCAAAAGAAATTGTAGAAGAACAAAACAGTTTACCTGATAATGTAGGTAAATTAGTTTCTTTTATGAAAGAAACAGGTGGTACTGTTGAAGATTACGTTACACTAAATAAAGACTATAATAAGTATGATGACAAACTACTTGTTAAAGAATTTTATAAAAAAACTAGACCACATCTTAACGAAGAGGAAGTTAATTTCGTAATGAAAGATAATTTTACTTATGATGAAGAAGTGGACGAAGAGAGATTTGTACGTAAGCAAAAACTAGCGTACAAAGAAGAAGTTGCAAAAGCCAAGAACTTTTTAGAGCAAATGAAAGGTAAATACTATGATGAAATCAAGTTGAGGCCATCTGTTACTAATGAGCAGAAAAAAGCTATGGACTTTTTACAACAATACAACAAAGAACAATCAACCATTGCTAGTAGACGTAGTGATTTTGTTAATAAGACTAAAACACATTTTCAAAACGATTTTGAAGGTTTCAATTTTAATGTAGGAGAAAAAAAGTTTAAGTACAAATTATCAAACCCTGAAGATATAAGTCAAAATCAAACTGATGTTGGAAAATTCATAAATAAGTTTATGGACAAAAACGGAAATATTGAAGATTTAGATGGATATCATAAGGCTATGTATGCTGCAAGAAACACTGACAAACTAGCACAACATTTTTATGAGCAAGGTAAAGCCGACGCTACTAAAGATATTGTTGCAAAGTCTAAAAATATAAACTCTACCCCAAAACCTATGGACACTGGTGAAACATTGCCTAATGGTTGGAAAGTTAGAGCTATATCAGGAGCGGATTCGACTAAGTTGAAAATTAAAAAAAGAACATAAAAAATAAATAAATAAATAATGGCGTTAATACCAAATCCAGGCGGGAACGGTGCGTTCCCAGCCTCAATAACTCCCATGCCAAACCAAGTAACTGTACAGGATAATTATGTAAATTTCCAAGACATTGCTGGTGGTTTTAATCAATGGGCACAACAATATCTACCTGAGCTTTATGAGCAAGAAGTAGAAAGATACGGAAACAGGACTTTGTCTGGTTTCTTGAGAATGGTAGGAGCTGAAATGCCTATGACTTCTGATCAAGTAATTTGGACAGAACAAAATAGACTTCATGTAGCTTATGATAATGCAATAGTTGCAGCAGGAGCTAACTCTACTATAACTGTAACTATAACACCGGGTGCTAATAACCCAGCTACTTCTGCTATTAGAGAAGGTAACACTATCTTAATAACTGATGTTTCAACAGGTTTATTATCTGCTAAAGCTTTAGTTACTGATAGAACTTCTGGTGCTACTACTGATGGTTACACTATTGTAGCTGTACTATATGAAACTACTTCAGCTGCTTTAGCTGCTGGTTTAAAAGGTGCAGGTAACGTAGTTAAGCTATTTGTATATGGTTCTGAATTTCCAAAAGGAAGTAATGGAATGGGTGGAGCAATCGAGCCAGGCGTTACTACTTTTGTTAACTCACCAATTATCTTAAAAGATAACTATGAGTTAAGTGGATCAGATGCTGCACAAATTGGATGGATCGAAGTCGCTACTGAAGACGGAACTTCTGGATACTTATGGTATCTAAAAGCCGAGTCTGAAACTAGATTAAGATTTGAAGATTACATGGAAATGTCAATGGTTGAAGGTGTTCTTCAAGCTAATGTGAATGCCAATACTCAGTTTCCAGGTGGAGCTGCTTTTGGTGGACCAGGTGCTGGACAACAAATCAAAGGTACAGAAGGTTTATTTGCCGCTATAGAAAATAGAGGTAATGTTTTTCAAGGATTTGCAGGCGCTGCTGCTCCAGGTTCTGGTGCGTTAGGTGATTTTGATGCAATTCTTAAAAACTTAGATAAGCAAGGTGCTATTGAAGAAAACATGTTATTCTTATCTAGAGCTACTGCTCTTGATTTTGACGATATGTTGGCTGCAACTAACGGTGGATATGCTTCTACTACAGCTGCTTCTTATGGTTTATTTGATAATGAATCAGAAATGGCGTTAAATTTTGGATTTTCAGGTTTTAGAAGAGGTTCTTATGACTTCTATAAGACTGATTGGAAATACTTAAATGATGCTACTACAAGAGGTATGTCTAAGCAAATAGATGGTGTGATGATTCCAGCTGGAACATCTACAGTGTATGATCAAATGTTAGGATCAAACATTAGAAGACCTTTCTTACACGTTAGATATAGAGCTTCTGAAACTGAAGATCGAAGATTCAAAGCTTGGATAACTGGATCTGTTGGTGGTGCTTATACTACTGATTTAGATACAATGAGAGTCAATTTCTTATCTGAAAGATGTTTAGTTACACAAGCTGCTAATAACTTCGTGTTATTCAAAGGAGCATAATTAATTATTAACATTTAAAAAATAAGAAAATGGGTTATATAAAATTCAACAAAGCAGCAACTACCAATGGTGGTAGAGCTGACTTACTACCTGCAGATGACGTAATGCACGTGAGTGTGCCAACTGCAACAGGTATTGTATTAACGTTTGGAGAAAACACAGCTGTAGATACAGCTACTTTGGTTTATCCTACGCAGAGCGCTGCTCAAATCGCTCTAATAAGAGATGCAGTAAATGATGCTATTGAATCTGCTAACGGAGCTTCTGGCCCCGCTATCAGAGTGGTAATGTCTGATATTACATCAGTCACTATTGGATAAAAACAATAATAAGATCCCGCTTCGGCGGGGTCTTTTTTAATTATTATATTATATTATATTATGGAAACAAAAGAAAAGAAAAAGCCTGTGGCAAAAGCTCCAGCAGTTCCTCAAATAAAAAAAGATATTTGGGAATATAAAACAAGAAGATATTATTTAACTGGTAATAAAAAACCACTAACACATACTATACCTTCAAGACACTCTACAAGATACCCTTTAGTTTGGTTTGATCCAAATTTAGGATATGAAAGAGAAATAAGATATGCTACTAATCAAAAAAGCATATTTGTTGACGATCAGAAAGGAAATGTAACTCTTCAACATATTGTTTTTGAAGACGGTATATTAGTTGTTGCTAAAGAAAAAAGAGTTTTACAAGAATTCTTATTACATCATCCTCATAGAAATGTTATATTTGGTGAGTTTGATCCAGTTTTAAAAGCAGAAAATGAGTTTGAAGAAATAGAAGTAGAAATAGACGCTTTAAACACAGCTTACGAAATGGATATGGATCATGCAGAAGCTATATTAAGAGTTGAGGTTGGTTCTGAGGTAACTAAATTAACTTCTAAGGAATTAAAAAGAGATTTGTTACTATTCGCAAGAAGAAACCCAGATCTATTCTTAGACTTAGCTAATGATGAAAACGTTATATTAAGAAACTTTGCTATACAAGCAACGGAATTAAATATAATAAACTTAAGTCAAGATCAAAGATCATTTACTTGGGCAAGTAATGGACGTAAACTAATGAACATTCCTTTTGATGAAAACGCTTACTCGGCTATAGCTGCGTGGTTTAAAACAGATGAAGGGCTTGAGGTTTATCGATCAATAGATAAAAAGTTAAAATAACAAGTGACTATAAATAGGGTGGTATTCTGCCACCCTTTTTTTTTAAATAAAAAATATGAACGTAAACACTGTATACCAAACTGTACTTAGTATATTAAATAAAGAACAAAGAGGTTATTTAACTCCATTTGAGTTTAACACAATAGCTTCTCAAGTTCAATTAGAAATATTTGAAAAATATTTTGAAGATTTAAATATGCAATTAAGAATACCTCAAAATGATAGTGAATACGTTGATAGAGTAAAAACAATAGAAGAAAAAATAGATAAATTTAGAACATCTAAAGATATAACAGTAGCCTTAGTTAACGGTTTTGGTACTTTTGATTTTTCAGCTTTATCGCCTTCAGTTCATAGATTCGGTAGTGTAGATTTCACTGACAGAACATTATTACCAGTAACAATAGAAAAAGTTACTAGTCATGAATTAATGTTAGCTAGAAGATCTCAATTCACAACTCCAACATCTAAATTTCCTCAATGTTCTATTGAAGGTACTACAATAAAAATATTACCAGCTATACCAACTAGTGCAGTTGTTGGAATAACAAAATCCTACACATTGGAATATATTAAAAAACCTGACGCTCCTGTTTGGGGTTTTACAATTGGTTCACTAGGTCAATATATATACGCAACTGGTGCCTCAACTAATTTTGAAATATCAGACTTAGACCAGTCTGAGTTAATACTAAGGATACTAGCATATGCCGGTCTTGTTGTTAGAGATCCTGAAATAACTCAATCTGCGGCAGGTGCAGCAGCAATGATAGATCAATCACAACAACAATAAGATATGACTAAAACATCCGCAACAATACCTATTCAAGAAAACGACGCAGTATACTACGCTGGGCAAATGAAGCTTGCTTTGGCAGCTGGACAATCTAAAGTAACATTTAATCCAGGTGATGGTGGTCCTCTTAATACAGTATTAATTTCTAATTATAATAGTGCATTAGTAGCCGTGACAGATACAGCTAATTTTGATATACATATATTAGCTAATCAAACAGCTCTACCTACCTTAGCTAATAAAGTAGCTGCAGATAAGTTTTACGTTGAAGATTCCACTAATAACACAGTTAACTTTCTTGCTAACGGTGTTGCTGGGGCTGGGGAATTTATATTCCTTCAGTTAACAGAACGTGCGGTAGAAAACAACTGGGGAAGTTATAGCTATTTATCATTAGATGATATAATAAATAATTTTTTAATGGCTTACATTGGAGATGACAAGATTCTTCAAAAAGTAAAAAGAACAGATGTTTTATTTCATGCTAGAAGAGCTATGCAAGAATTGTCTTATGATATACTACCTTCAGCTAAATCTATTGAATCAACAATACCTATTACTTTAACAGTTCCATTACCCATAGATTACGTTAATTATGTAAGATTATCATGGGCAGATGCTCAGGGAGTATTAAGAACTATATACCCTTTAAATGGTTTAAGTGGTAATCCTACTGAATTACCTATAGATGATGGCAAGGGAGTTCCTACTCAAAGTTCTTTTGGAAACAATTTAGAAGCAGCGCAATCAATTATTGAAAGCAGATGGGAAAAAACTAATCAATCTAATATTTCTGGTAGTTCACAAAGTAACGACAGTAATGGTATATATGATGAAGTATGGTGGAAACAAGCATATGGTCAAAGATATGGTTTACAACCAGAGCTAGCACAATCCAATGGATACTTCAGTGTAAATCAAAGATTAGGATCTTTTAGTTTTTCAAGTAATTTATCACAAAAAGTTATAATGATAAATTACATATCTGATGGATTAGCTGTAGATCTAGACTCTTTAGTTCCTAAAATGATAGAAGAAGCTATGTACGCTAAAATACTATCATCTATAGCTTATTTGTCAAGAAACGTTGACGGCAATTCTAAAGCGTTATTTAAAAGAGATGCTTATGCAAAAACTCGTAATGCAAAAATAAGACTATCAAATCTAAAACTTGATGAAATAGTGCAAGTTTTTAGAGGTCAATCGAAATGGATTAAATCTTAATTAAATGCAAAGAAAGTTTCAACACACTTTTACAAAGTCTAAAATGAATCAAGACTTAGACGCTAGGCTACTACAACCAGACGAGTATAGAGAGGGTACTAATATAGCTGTTTCTAGAGCTGAGTCAGACGACGTAGGTGCGTTAGAGAACATTTTGGGAAATGAAATAATTTCTAATTTAGAAATTGAAAATGTTTTTTTAGAACAAGTTATTGGTTGGAAAATAAACGAAAACACTAATAAAATATATTTATTTGTAACAGATTATCAAGACAATTCTTTAGATCAAATCAGTAATTTTACACCAATTGGATCAACTAATAAAATAGTTTTAGTTGATACTATTGCTAATATAACCTCTACAATAGTTGAGGGTAGGTTTTTGAATTTCTCATGGAACAGTCCTGTTTTAGACGCTATATTTTTAGAAGACTTAATGTTTTTTACTGATAACAGGAATCAACCAAGAGTTATCAATGTCAAAACAGCTGAATCAAATCCTGATTACTACTTTAGTGAAGATCATTTATCTTTAGCTAAATATTACCCTTATAAAACTATTGAGCTAAATCAAGAGACCAAAATAAGTGGTCTTTTTTATAATAAAAATATAACTAGTCTAACTTTTCCTGGAGGTGGGGGTAATGGTGCTTTGTCTATATATCCTTATTTTGCTATACCTAGCACTAACACGGTGCTTATAAAAAGCTTAGTTAATAATATAGGAATGACAGGTTTTTTACAAGTTGGAGATGAAAGTTGGAATTTTAAAGTTGCTTACGTACAAGAAACAACCATCTTGTTGCAGGGTGTTGCAAATGTTACTTTAGTTTTTATAGACAGAGATTTATCAACTGCTCAAACACCTGGATCTACCATTACCAATGGTACTGTTTCTAGTTTATCATTTATAGATGAAAACGCTAAAGACGTTAGTTCACCTTGGTTTAGACAAGATGCTGTAAAATTAACTATTGACAATGTTAATTTACAACAAGGTGATAATATTGAATATGCTCTTGCTGGTACTGATAGGTATAAATACGCCCAATCATTATATGAATTTGGAACAAGGTCACCTTATAATAACATAGGAACTACACCACGTGGAATTGATAATCATTTTCCAAACAACTCCCAGTCTCAATCTGCTAAAGTTGGGCATTGCAGAATTACACACCCAAGGTTAGATCCTTTAAAATATTATGTTGTAACAACTGTTACTAACGGCACAAGCAATAATCCTTCTTTTAAAGTTTCAAGACTTACTCAATTAGTTAATGGAGCACTAGTGGCTGATCCAACTGAGTTTTATGGTGTGTTAAATAGAGGTGATGTTTTAACTATTCATCAACCAAATATTTTCTATAATCAAAACTTCTCAGGAGATGATGCTTTTTTAGAAGATAAATTTATAAGATTTTCTTATAGATTTAAATACGATGATGGTCAGTATTCTTTATTATCTCCATTTACTCAAGAAGTTTTTATACCTAAACAAAAAGGTAATTTCTTAAAAAAAGTAGGAGTTCAAGCTTCTACTGGTGCATTAGATAATAATTACGTACCACAAGAAAATATTGCAGGAGAAAACACTATTGTTGATTTCATGGAAAATGAAGTAACACAAATAAAGTTGCGAATACCATGTGAGTATGCTATTAACACATTAAGAGATAATCTAAAAATTGATGAAATAGAAATATTATACAAACAATCTACACAAGCTTCTATAAAAATCATAGACGCTATAAGTGTTGAAGATGATTCTATAGTTTCTAACACTACTAAATTCTTTGAATTTATATATGACTCTAAAGAACCTATTAAAACTTTAAAATCTAGTGAAACAACTAGAGTGTATGACAACGCTCCAGTTAGAGCAAAAACATTATCATCAGCTGGCAATAGAGTAATATTAGGTAATTTTTATGATAGACATAGTTCCCCTAATAATTTAAATTATTTCGTTGGGGCTGGTAGAAAATTTACACCGGCAGAGCATTCTAAACCTACAACTTCAAATTTAGACTACCCTTCAGATCTTTTACCAAATAAATTCTCTACAGTATCATATCCAAAATCTAGTTTAAAACAGAACAGAAGTTATCAAGTTGGATTAATATTACAAGACAGATATGGAAGATCTTCAGACGTTATACTTTCATCTATAACAACTGATCAATTCATTTTAGATACAGGAGCTTTTTTTAATAACCCAATAAACTTTGGTGGTTCTACTATTTTTCATAAATATTTAGATTCAGTAATAGATCCTTTAACAGCTGAGTCAGCTATAAAAACCAGTCCAGTAACTAGAGCTGGAATTGTAGATTGGCCAGGTGACTCTTTAAAATTATTATTTTCACAACTTATACCTCAAGAAATACCTACATTAGCAGGTTATCCAGGTTTATATGAAGACCCATTTGTAGTAGCGACAGCAACTATATCTTATAGTTTTAACGCTGCGGGCTTTGCTCAAACTGGACTTATACCTAATTTAAAACCAGGTATGCTTTGTGAATGGACAAGCGGTGGTGTTGATTATGAAACTTACGTTTGGACACTTGTTAACAATGGGCAGTTTGTGTTTTTTTTAAATGAAAATGGTTCTGGATCTGTTGCTTACCCAAACGCGGGCGACGTATGTACTTTTAGTTACAGTAGTAAACCTTTAGGTTGGTATTCTTACAAAGTAGTAATTAAACAATTACAACAAGATTATTATAATGTTTATCTACCTAGTTTACTAAATGGTACTCCAGTTATAAAACCTTTTGAATTAAACTGTACATTTACTAATGGTAGTAATTTAGTACAGGTGGATCCTATAGGTGATATAGAATATTTAACTTTTCCTTTATTAGAAGGAATGAAAGTTGTAGCTGGTGTTAATACGTATTATATAAATAACATATTAAACTATAAGCAATTTGAAATATCTGGACTCGCTTTATCTAATTATACGGCTCTACCTGCTTCGTTAAGTATAGAGTCTGCTATGGCCAACTCTTTTACACAGCCAGATCAATCAAGTCTTAATGTTGGAACTCAAGGAGCAGAGGTTGCATTGACAGGTTCACCTGGTTCTTTAGGTAAAGTTAAAGGTACTGTAGTAAACGAAACAATAGATGGACAAACAATAAAGGTGTTAAAATTTGAAGTAACTGCTGTTGGTACTAATTATAAAAATGGAGAATCTTACACTATACCAGCTTTAATACCTACTGGGGGTGCAAGTGGTTATCCTGCAATAAGTTTTGTATTGGTAACTTCTAATATAAAAGTTCAATCAACTACTTTTAGTAAATCCTCTAGTCCTGGAGTTTTAAATACAACAACATTGTTAACTGACAATGCTAATAAAGTTCCGCCTGCTTTAAACGAAACAAGTCCTGTTCAACAGAACTATTCAACAAGTGAAGTAAAGCTAATACCTAGATATGCAAAAGATGGTAGATGGGAAGCTACAACTGGTGATCCTTATTTCTTAGTTAATGATAAAGTTCCTTCCTCTATATTTCCAAGTAAAGAAGAAATGCAAGTACAGTCTTTAGGTAATTTTGAAAGTATATATCCAAGAGCTAGCTACAACGGTCTTTACAATGCTTTGAACGATCCTACAGTGGCTACAATTCAAAATAGATTTAATATTGGTGAAGATTCACAAACTACTCTACCTGTGTCTCAAGCAGAAACAACACCAGCTGCTTTTGAAACTACTCCTGTAGAAACTAATTTAGAAATATATTACGAAACAAGTACTTCTGGTAATATTAAAGATTTAAACACTTTAATTAGAAAGACTATATCTGTACCTTTAACATTTGTGGACTCTACACTTACCACAACGATAATAGGCTCAACAAACGCTCCTATAATAATCAACGAGTCACTAGACTTCACTAGTAATCCAACTTTAGCTACAGTTATATTAAAAGATCAAAACTTTGATACTTTAAAATATTATTCTACAACTGTTTCAGAAATAAACGTTAAAGATATTAATATATCAACTCCTCAATATGCTAATGGTTATCCACTACCAAGCGGATGTATAGAATTTACAAAGTTTGCAGTGGATGATGCAAGTAATCGGTTTGTTATAAAAATAAACAATAAATTTCCAGCTTATAATGCAGGGCCTAATTCTGATTTAAATGTTATATTTTTTAATGTTAATTTTAAATTTAACAATCTTGGAACTATATTTAGTAATGCTTCTGTATCTATTAGGATAGAAATAGAAAATAGTGTACCTGTAGCTATCCAAACTGTTGCCCCACCAACTGGTGGTGTTTACTATCTTAATAATCAATCAAGTGGAATAACAAATAATCCAACTGCTACAGATAGTGTTGGAAACAACATAAATTGGAATAATTCAGCTGGTGCTTCAGAAGGAACTTTAGTAAGGTCTAGTAATGGTAGTAATGAGAATAATACTCAAAATAAATCCAGAACAAATGGATTATCTTTAGATCTTGAAGTTAAATTACCTGGAACTGATAGCTTCGTAAAAGCAGTGGATATACCAGGCTTAGGTTTAGCTATAACAACACCAACTGGAGCTGATGCTGGTTCAGTTGTTCTACAAACTACTAGTAATTCTGCGTTTGTTGCGCAAAATCTTCCTTTACGAATAGTAGCTACAGACGGTGAAGGAGCAGGTGCTAGGGAAGTAGTTAGTTCATACACTGTTAATTTTAGAGCTAACACTTAGTGTAAAACAAGTAATAAATAAGTAATTATAAAATATGGCCAATAACTTACCAATAATTGAAGTTGATTATTTTAACTGTATAATAAACAAGAAAATATTAACTCCACAAGCTCAAGAGCAGACTGCAAATGTTGTAGTACCTGGTAGTACTGGTTCTTCACCTGAAAACGTTTGGCCTATAAATAATGTCTACGCACCTCCATTAACTTTTGCTGATACAAACTTTCCTCCATCTCCATTTGCGCAAGCAGCTGGATTAAGTAATTCTGTAGTTAAAGAAAACTTTTATGTAGAGGAAATGATGATAAGAGGTGGGTTTAATAATCCTTATATGTCCTATGGTGTTAGAGCTTACCTAGATGAAGAGGAGCCTTTACAACAGCATAGATTTAATGCTTTAATATACTCTGGTATATTTAATTCTAGAACTGGTATAAATAGAACTAATGAGTTTCCAACTGGAACTAACATAACAAGAGCTGCAAATCCAAACAATGGATCTATACAAAAGATTTATGCTGAAGAAAACAATTTAATAGTTCTTCAAGAGAACAAATGTAGTAGAGCTTTAATAGATAAAGCCGCTATATATAACGCTGAAGGAGGAGGTAGTATAACTACTTCAAATCAAGTTATTGGAGAAGTAGTTCCTTATTCTGGAGAATATGGTATAAGTCAAAACCCAGAAAGTTTTGCGGTTTATTCTTTTAGAAAGTATTTTACAGACAGAAATAGAAATGCTGTTCTTAGACTATCTCATGATGGTTTAACTGAAATATCTGAATATGGCATGAGAGATTACTTTAGAGACAGCCTAGCGCCTTTAAATGACAATTACACTAATACTGTAGAAATAATAACAGAGCCAGGAACTAGTAACCCTCCAGTTGGTAATCAAAGTTGTATAGCATACGTAAATAACGCACTAGAACCTTTAAAACAAGGTTTAGTAGCTATTGGAGGTAGGGTTTTTGTTCAATACAGTGGTTCAACAGTATATACTGATCTTGGTGTTACTGTAGTTGGATATAGAAAAAATAGTACAAATAATTTTTTATTATTAAGTGAAAGTTTACCTGAAATAGCAACAAAAAATGTTATTAAAATAAAAATAGAAACTTATTACAGAAGTAGAAATTATGGTGGTTATGACGCTTATAACAAACAATACGTTTTGTCTATTCAAGAGAACCCACAAGCAGAAATAATTAACACAGCAAACAGCGGTTTACCTAGGATACCAAATCCTAATTATTCAACCCTTGGTTTTGATGAACAAGTTAAAGGTTGGCCTAGTTTTTATAGTTACATGCCTTTAGCAATAGGTAGTCTTAAAAGCACTTTCTATACAGTTAACACACAGCCTTATTCAAACCCTTTACAATCAGTATCTATAACACCTGGTCTTTATTCTCATTATTCAAATGCTAATCCACATAGTCAATTTTATGGTGTTAATAATAAGTCTTCAGTAAAAATAGTTGCTAATTCTCAAGCGTCAGTACAAAAGAATTTTTTAACTATTGATTACGAAGGTATGAGTGGATGGGAAGCTAAAGTTTTAACATCTGATATAACAGGTTCTTCAATGGATAGAAACGCTGGAGGCGCTTGGAGTGGCGGATGGGAAACTAATAGAGACGCAGCAGCTGTTATTAAAAGTTATGTAGACGGAGCTTATGATAGTCTTGGTAATACAGGTACTTCAGCTTCACCAGCTAATTATCCTTTACTTAGAGCTGGTTTTGATAGAAAAAACAATAAATATATGGCTAATCTAGTTAATGCTTCTATAGCAGCGCCAGGTGAAATAAGTTTTGGACCTAATATATCAGGAATAAAAGGTTATTATTTAGATGTAGAATTCACAACTGACACTACAACAGATCCAGGTCAAATGAAAGAATTATACGCTATATCACTAAACTATAATATAGTATCAATGTAAATTAAATTAAATGAAAACTCGTAGAATTACAGAAGAAGATTGGGACATACTACCTATATGGTGGGATAAATGGCCTAAATGGACCACACCATCAAGAGATGCGTTACCAGATAATGGATTAGGAGGTTTAATGGTTGAATTAAACGGTTTACCACTAATGTGTGGTTTTATATATAAAACAAATTCAAAAGGAGTTTGGTTTGAATGGATCATTTCAGATCCTGAATATAAGGATAGAGATCAAAGACAAAAAGCTTTAGAACTTTTAATAGGCGATGCTGAAAAACTATGTATATCAGAAGGATTTAAATATATATTATTCATAGGCAAGCATAAGAACTTAATAAATACTTTTAAGAACATGGGTTGGCATGTAGATAGCGAACCGTCTTATGAGTTAATAAAAAAAATAAACTAATATGGGAGTAGCAACAGCAATTATAATAGGAGCAAGTATAGCAACAGTAGCGGGAGTCACAACTAATGCTATAGCTGCTAACAAGGCTAAAAAAGAAGGTATACAACAAGACGAGGAAGCACAGACTCAACAACAAGCTTTAGATGCTATGGCAGAAACAAGACCTGCGTTTGAAAATCCTTACGAGAACATGACTAATCAATATGAGAATTTAAATAATCCTTATGCTAATTTAACTGTGGCTACTGAGTCTTTTAAAATTCAAGCAGAACAAGCTGATGTTGCTTTAGCAAATAGCTTAGACGTTATGATGGAAACAGGTCAAGCTGCTGGAGGAGCTACTGCTCTTGCTCAAGCGGCTTTACAAAGTAAAAAAGGTATTGCAGCTAGTATACAAGCTCAAGAAGTTCAAAACAAATCATTAGCTGCTGAAGGAGATGCTCAAGTTCAATTGAAAAAAGCAGAAGGTGCAGCTCAATTAGACGTTATGAGAGCTCAAGGAGATCAAATGGAGCAACAAGATGCTATAAACTTTCACGAAGCTAAAATGGATAGAACGGCTGGATTATTAGACAATGCAAAGCAGAATGCAGCTGATGCTAGGTCAGCAAGAAGTGCAGCCATAGTAGGTATAGGTAATTCAGTAGCCAGTGGCGCTGGAATGATAGCTGGTGGATATGGAACTAAAAAACCGTGAAGTTAATTATAAAAAATAAAACATATGGGCTTTAAAGATCCTCAAAGAATAGTAAACAAAGAGTTTGATGCATACATAAAAGGTGGTAATGCTTTAGTTAATAATATAGCTACAACTACTGCTGGTATGAGAAAAACAATAATGGACCAAAAGAAACTTAACATCCAGATGCAAGATAAATTAGATACTAACATGCAAAGTATGTATGCTAAATCTAATGAGTTTGGCAGTACTGGTAGTGCAGAAGTTGATGAAAGTATATTAAATTTTTGGAATCATGAAGTTGATAATTATTTTCAAATTAAAAACGCCATGCATGATGGTAAGATTAACCGGCAGGATGGTAATAGAGCTTTAGCTAAAATACAAGGACTAGTACCTCAATTCAAATCTCAAGTTGCTTATTTAGCAACAGAATCTGTTAATTTTGATAAAGATATTAAAGCAAACAATGTTTCATCCGTTGGTTCTATTGAAAACAAAATCATTTTAGATAAAATTCAAAATGGAAATGTTCAAATAGTAGAAAGAGGTGGAACTATTTATTATTATAGTCCTGAAGAAAAAGACGAAGATGGTAATATATTAAGTCAAGCAGCTATGCTTAATGGTAAAGAAATTAATGCTATGAGCGTTAATAACCAGGGCCTATACCAAACAAAGCCTAATGTTGATAAAACTTTAGATGCTATATATGAGAAACAAATTAATCCTAGTAGTCTTAATAGTGAATATGTTGAGTACAAAGAAGGTATTGTTAAAGGTGAGATAAATCCAGCAACAGGTATGCCTTATGCTGGATTAGAATCAGGTTATACATATACTTTCAAAACTATTACAGAAAAGAATAAACCTGCTGCAATAGAAGCTATTAGATCTAGCCCAGGCATTTCTACATTGATAAACAATGAAAATATGATGAGAAGAGTTTGGCAAGATGAAATTCCAGACGGAGAAATAGAAGAAAACGGAGAATTAACACCTAACAGCATTGCTTCTATAGCAGACGAACTAGGTTATGATACTAGTCTTTACGAAGACGCTTGGCACGAATTTGCTGAAGACATGCCTAAAGAAGAAAAAGATAGAATTAATGGAGAGCAAAATGAGATAATGAAAACTTATTTAGCTAGAAAATCTTATAATCAAAGCGCTATTGAAGATGGTACTTTAAAGCAAGTTAAATCAGAGGTTTACAATCCTAATGCTAATAACCCTAATAATGGTGAGCCTTATTATATGAAAACTTTAGAAGATGTTTATGACTTTATGGATGCTCCAATTGCTAATCAAAACTTAATGATAAACATGCAGGTTAATGGTAAAACAGTTAATAATGTTGTAGTTAATCCAGACACTGGCTTTGTTGAATTATTTCATACAGAGTATAGTGTCAGCTCTGAAGAGGGTGAAAAAGCAGTGCAACAAAGAATTGGATCTTATGATCCAAAAGATCCTGTTTCAGTTTCTAAATTAGCAGCTCAAATACAAAGAGGAGTAGGCGGTAAGTCTATAGACAACTTAACAACAGCTACGTCTTTTAGAGAATTATATCCTGCTTATGCTGAAAAAAGAAAAGCAGATATGATCTCAAAAGATCCTAATTACTTTAAAAATAAAGATGGAGGTTTTGGAGACTTTAAAGATGATGCTTCTTATCAAAAACACAAAGATAAGAACTTTCAATTATTACCTAGTGAATTAATAACACTGCAAACAAATCCAGAACTCGCAACAGCAAAAACACAGCTAGACAATGGAGATATTAGTAAATCAAAATTTAACGAAATTGAATTTGAAATATTTCAAGGATTATTACAACAAAGAAACCTTGCTAATATAAAAGGAGAGTAAATGTACGAAATAGATGGCACCCCAATAAGTGAAGACGTTTTAAGAAAAAAAGCAGAAGAGTTAAATATAACTTTTGAAAGATTATTAGAAATAAATTCTGATCTTATTAAAAGAGTTGGTGAAACTAACAATCCTTTAGGTAGTCCAGCTGGATTAGAAGCTACTGTAGTTGAACAATCTGAAGTTGAAGCTGATGTAGATTCAACTGAAGGCAATAGGTTGTTAACAGAAGAAGAACAATTAGATTTTGCTTTTGGTCCTGTAGATACTAAACCTTTTGTACCTATAAACACTATTACTGGTCAACCAATAAACACGCCTGAAGCTATTAATAATGTAGGTTTGCTTGCGCCAGAAAACAACCAAGACCAAGCTTTAACTGAAAAAGAAAAAACATCAATTGAAAAGTCTAATTCAGGTAAATTATACGAAGAACAAATACAAGGTTATAATGATAAGATAAATAATATAGCTAATAGAACTGACATAGATGGTAATGAAAGGCTAAAATTAATAAATGAAATACCTGTACCTGTTTTTACTAAGCCTAATTTAAATTATTCTGATGTTCAAAAAGATGAGAATCAAAAGCCAGAGAATATTGAAAATGAGT